TTCATTCCTTTCCCAGCAAACGAGCTGACATCTAAGCAATAATTACTGAGAAAGCTACGCTCTTTCAATTCTCTTTGCACAGCAGCAGCTATGATGTCTTGTTTTGTTGGTGCCAGTTGAGTATCACCTGTAACAGCCATTTTAACCTTCCTTTGTTATTTTGTTATTATCTGTTAATTGTCTTTAAACCTTGTTTTCTTGCTAAAGCCATAAGTTCTTCATGACTCATATCATCTAGTGATTTTGTTTTTGGTTTATTAACTGGTGCATTACTTGGTGACTTATCAACAATGTTTACACTCTTACCAAAAAACCCTAGATGCTCATATTTACCCATATATCTCTCAACAATGCTAGCAATATCATCATTGTTAGCTCTAAACTTATCGTCAAGCTCTACTGTCTGTAGATCATTCCTATCAATAAGCTTATAAAAAGTTTCTGGGTCTTTACAACCTTTTTTCAATGCAAAACCTTTTACTGCATCTTCTAACTTACCTTCTGCAAAACTTAATCTTGATTGTGCTGTTTCTTGCTTTAATCTTCTGTTTTCATCTTTTAAAGCATTAATGACACCCTCAAGGTTGCCCTTCTTTTGTTCATCAGCTAGCGCATATTCTTGCAATCTATCTTCAAGCTCTTTTGCTTTTTGCTTGTACTTGAACATATCGCGCTTATAATCATCTACTGCGCTGTTGTTAGTGTTTGCTGTTTGTTTCTCAGTTGAAGCACTGCTTTCTTGAGTTTGAGCCACTGACTCGTTTGCATTTTCCATAATTTTACATTCCTTTGTTATTAAGCGTCAATACTATTGACTATTTAAAACTTTTAAAGCCCTTAGTAATTTCTTTGTTAATATAAGATATAACTTTATTCAGACTTTTGTTGTCAAACTTTAAATAATCATGACCCCACTTGTTTATAATGCCATCTGATATGTCACTATACTTAGACCTTGAGCCAATCTTACCTGATACACCATTGTATTTCTTATGTAGTTTATCGCTATGCTCTATGATGTATTCAAACTTACCACTTGTTGATTTTGCCTTTACATTGTTTTGTAAGTCTTGCAACAACTCACCAGTAAATGTAATTCTAATATCATTTCTTCTATATGCTGGGTGTGTTGTATTTAAAGAATCATATCTCTTGCGCCATTTCTTTGTGCTTGTTTTAGCTTCTGCAAACCTGGTAGCTCTTATTGATTGCACAATTATTTCACCAACACCCTGTCTTAGTTCTTTCTTTCTAAGTTCTTTGGTAATGAATTTTCTAATTTTAGACTGCACTTGTTTCAAGCCAGTTACTTTTACTTTTGCCATATTATTCTACTTGCTCAAGACCTAATTGCCTTAATGCTGCGCTTAATTCTGCTAATGTAAATGTTGATCTTTGTTCACCATCTTGCGTTGGTATTGCATCTTTTACTTGTTCACTTAACAATCTTACTTCATCTGTTGTTAAACCAAACCAAGGTCTTTTAGGTAATGTGTCACCAGTATGGTGATTAAACCCTTTTGCAGTTTCTACACTATCACCACCAATGCTTATTTTTATTTTATTACCATTTGCCTCAGCTTCCAAACTGTCTAGCATATCACCATCTAAGAAAAGATCTACTGAGTCACGTGATACACCTTTCATATCTGCATATTCTTTTGAATACTTTTTAAACTTACCACCATGTATTGTTTTGCCGTCTAATGTTCTTTGGTTTATTTGCTCAATAGCTAATTCTGCAAATAATTGCTTTTGTTCTGGTGTTGCATCACCAAGGTATCTTTTAAGATTAATCTCTTGTGACATCTCATCTTGTGATATTGTTTTCTTACCAGCTAGTTTTGCCACTATTCTTGCACCTCAAGTTCTTCATCTTCATCATCATCATCATTACCAGCATCAAAGTTTAAGTCTTGATCTGTTTCAGATGGTGGTGTAAATGTACCCATAGTAAAAGGCATATTTTCTTCTTTAATTTCTTCTAATAATTCTTTTGCCTGGTCACGATCTTCAATGCCTCTAAGTTCCATGATTGCATCTACCTTTGACATAATACCTAGATCTATTTTCGATTGAAAGTTAGCTAGTGTTTCTGTTTCTGTTTGTATCATTTCTGGTTTGTAGTATTCAATTGAAAGTTCTGATTCGTCACTTATGTTACCAGTTCTATATTTTTGATCTAATAACCCTGAACCATCTAAAACTCTTAGCCAAGCTTTTACAATTTCATATATTTGCTTTTCAGTATTTTTAAATTTTTCATAATCATCTTGATGCGCTTCCATTCTGTTAATAGTAGCAATGAATCTATCTAAACCAGATGTGTATTGCTTTGAACTACCTTGACTGTTAATAACATCAGCATCTAAACCTTGTGATGTAATAAAGTAATTCAAGAATTGATCTACTGCACCACTAATTTCACCGATGTTACTTGATGGTGATACAAACTGAAAATCAACTTCTTTATCTGGGTCATCTGTTGGTAGTTTTAACAACATTGATGCACCGATTATTTGGTTTTGTGGTTGTAATTCACTTGGTGCTTTTAACACACCTACTGCATAACCATTAAGCTTGATGTTTGTATGTAAGTCAGATTGAAGCGCATTAAATTCAATTGTAAAATCTGTTAAACTGTTGCTTGGTCTAACAAAATACTCAAAGTCTTTATCTTTTGATATTTCAAAGAAAGGCATAATATTTTCTTCTGCTAAAGGTGACATAATATCTACATCATTGCTTGCTTCACCTGTAGCCGGGTCAATAACTTCACCCAAACCATTCATCATAAAGTTATATTGAGGTGACCATATAATATATTTTTCTGTATATTTTCTATACTGGTAATCATCAGCAAGCTCTTGATCTTCTACTTCACTTGCACTAGATCTTACTGACCTACCTCTGTTACCAGTTGCAACATCTTTTTCTTTTCTATCATAATACTGTTGAATGTAATCAGTTCTATCAAATGCGCTTATAATATACCCAGCAGCTTTTTCAGGATCTTCATAATCAACAATAGCATCTATCTGGTGCATCTTTAAAATACGACAAATGAGCTTTCCATTTTTAGGTACAATCATTCCGATTGATTGATCTTGATAAATATAGTTCTTATTAGACTGATTAAGCTTTTCATCCAGGTGCATATCTCTATAGATCAAACCAAGTGTTTCTGCTTGATCTTCACTAACCTCAGAAAACATTCTGCTTGGTTTCTTTTTATATATAGTTGCTTTTTTCTCAACAACACTTTTTTGTATATTCAGACTTGATACAATTGGCATCTCTCTTACTGAATCAATATTGTACTGACCCTCAAGATACTCTTTTACATATTGTTGTAACCTACCACCTTGCACCTCACTAGATCTTAGTGACCATTGTTTTCTAGCTTTAGTGTTTTCGCTATTAAGATCGTGTATAATTCTTAATCTGTTTTCTTGTCTACTTAAATCAATCATCTATATCTTCCTATGCTAATTGGCTTATTGTTTCTATCTTTAGGGTCATGTTTGTATATAAAATAATACCTAATCATATCAACAGCATCATCATCTTCTTTAACTGGGTTTTCATTTTGAATTTTGCCATCTTTCTCAGGGTACTTATAACGCTTTAACCCGTCAATTGACTCTGTGCAATTAGATGATACTAAAAATCTTATCTTGCCAGTAGCAGATTTAATATAACTTCTAACTACTGTTATACCCTCACTTATACTTGAGCGTTTGAATCTAAAGTTAATACCTGTGTTATCTTTAAACCACTTTATATTACTTTTACCAGTTTGCTCACGCTCTTGATTGCCAGCAATGTCACAAATGTATTGTTGTATGTTGTATGGTCTTGATGCAATCCATTGTGCAAGCTTTTCTAATTTTAACTTTGATTGTATCAACTCATCAATTAAATACACTGTATCTTTTCTTGCGTCATACTGAAATATTCCACAAGCCATTGGGTGAGCCCACCCCCAATCTACAACACAAAAAGTTGGTAATGCTGGGTTATATTTAAGATCTTGAACAATGTTGTCATTACTAAATTCTGAGTAAACAGCATTTTTTGGCACTACATCCCAACATATCTCAAACATAGCTCTAAATGTTTGCTTATCTAATAGTTGCTTATTTCTTTCTAATTCTTCTTTCGGGTAATATGGGTTATCTACTGTTCCCCATTCAAAACACTCAAAAGCTTCATCAATTTGCTCTTTAAAATACTTGTAAGCCCAATGCTGTTTAGGGTTAACAAACTGAACACCTAAAGAACCTGTGCAAATAATATAACCTTGTGAATCTGAAACCCTTGCAAGGCACTCTAAAAATAATTGTTCTTTGATTTGAAATACTTCATCAATCCAAATCCAATAAGCTTTTATACCCTCTATTCTCTCAGGTCTATCACCAGAAATGCCATATATTAATGACTCATCACCATCTTTACTGTTGTGCCATTCAATCATCATTGGGTTTTGCCATTGCTTTTTTATAAGACCGCATGGTTTTGTGTATGACTCGAATTTCTTCCAAGATAGTCTTTTAAGCATGTCATTTGTAGGTGCTACAATAACACCTAAGTATGGGTCAATTCCATTAGGTTTGTAATTAGGTCTTTGCTCTTGTAATAGTGTAGATGCTATTGCACCAACTTCTGTTTTGCCACCACGCTTACCAGCAAATGCACCTCTAATTCTTGCCTTAGAATTTAAAAAAGCTTTTTGCTTATCGAATGGTTTAAAAACCAAGTCAGTCACTAGTCACCCATATCTATAATTAATTTTTTGGTATCTTCTGAAACACTATGTGATGTTTCAATTCTATCTTTCATATCTGTTACATTAATAGCAACAAACTTAGCAAAACCTTCTTTATATGCACCAATTAAAGATAATTGAATTAATTGGTCTTTCTGCATCTGCTTTGCCATCTTAAAAGCACTCGATAACTCAGGGTATTTTTTATTCCATTCGTAAAATGTAGATGTTGCAATATTGATATTGGCACAAAATCTTTCAATGGTTGGCAATCTATTTGGCACTGCCTTGCCATCAATGTTTTGTATAAATAAATCTCTGTCGAAAAATTCAATAAGTTTTTTTGGTACTTCTTGAGTGTACTTTATTGGTGCACCTACTCTTGGTGCTTTAGATTCTTCCATGTTTTTACCTTTTTTAGCACAGCTAATTAAAGTTAATGGCACAGCCATTGTTAGTATTATTTTGATACTATATTTTCTATGTGTCAATTTTTTGAAATAAAAAAGCCCCTATTGCTAGAGGCTAGATCAAAATTCAATGAGGTTTAAATAATGAATTTGATGAAAAGAATATTTAATCTATATCACCATTGAAACTAGATAACCAGAAAAAACTTTCATTTAGCTTTATGTATGCTTGCTCAAGTAATGGGTCATTTTCAAATT